CCTCGTCGTCAGTTGAGCGAGGGATCATGCAATGGCCCTTCCATCAACACAGGGACGAAGACGTAGTGCTTCCCGTCAGCTTTGAATTGTTCCTCCAGTGCGGCATGGGTAATGTGGTACTCCTCGACGCACTCGGGGCAAAGCAGCGCCATAACGCGCGTACCCGACGGGAACAGAATGAACGGGTACACTCCCCAACCGTGGGGATGTGGAGCCGGGACGTCAGTGCAGTGACATACCTCCTCGTCAGGCAAGTTGACGAAAAGGCTGCATACGCGGCAACTAAACAGGCGTGAAGCTGACATGCGTTCCTCCAGTTGCGGGTACCCGTAGCGCATAACCCCTACAGGTTAGTTTGCTAAAACTACGCTACCCGTGCGCGCAGTTCGAGGGTTTGGTGTAAACTAACCGCTACGGGTTATGCCATGACCAGTCAGGCGGCGTTACGAGCTTCTTGTCGATCAGCGACTGGTTGGCCCAGCGGATTCCGGGCCAGTAGTCGCGGTTGTGCCAGCGTGCGTCACTCTGCCGCGTTGGCCCTACACGGCGCTGCACACTCGCCTCAAAATTCCACTGCGCCTTGCGCTGGCCCTGCATACGGCCATGTTCATGCTCGTACCACTCGCGCGCAGTAGCCCACAATTCCACTTTGAGCACGCCGTCGTCAGGGCTGTCGGTCACTTCAACTTGCCCAGCCTCAAAGAAGCGCGTCCACGGGTCTTTGTCGTTCTGTATCTCGTTGGTGGCTGCCACTACAAAGTCCGGCGGGATTAAGCGCCCACCCAACTCGCCATACAAGCGTTGGAAGCCCTGCGTCATCCAGAGCAACACAGCCTCCCCCGTTACGGCAGGGTCGAGCGTGCGTTGCTGCTTGCGCTCGTCGCGCTTGTCGCGTGGGATTCCGTGCAGACACCACAGCACGTGTAGGCGCTCATATGCAGCCGACTCCTCGCCTGGTGGGCCATAGGGAGCGTTCCCGCTCGTCCACAGGGCAAAGCTGAACGCTACTGACAAGCCGCCACTGCGATCGTACAGGTTGCGGATGCGCTGCTTGTCGCCTCCTGACAGCAACGTTTTGAACAGCGCCACGTCGTAGACGGTGTCCTCGGGGATCTCGGCTATGGTGACCAGCCGTTTGTTGCGCACGCTCCACAGGTCAGCGCGTGGCACGTCACCGCCGTTGCGGTGAGCGCTGCGCATGATGCTGTCGTACTTGAGCGTGTCGGCGTAGTCGCCAAGGACACGACCAAACAAGTCCAGCGTCATGCTCTTGCCTGCGTTGGTGGGGCCAATGAGTTGCAGCGCGTAGCGTTTGGGCAACCCCGTTAAGGGCTGTGCGCTGTGCAACTGCAAGAACGCCCTGCGCTCGTCCTCTGGGAAGAACATGCGCAAGTACTCGTCAAACTCGTCGGCACGTGCAGCCGTGTTGTAGCCCACGGTGGCCAGCATGCTCAACATGTCTTCGCTACGCCACTCGCGCAGGTACACTTCGCCCGACTGAATGTTCAGCTCGAGTGTGCCGTTTTGCAGGTTTAACACCAACGGGTCGGCGTCAAACTCCTCTGGCACAACGGGTAACAGCGCGCCTGCGAGTTCAAGCATGGCACGTATCTGCTTGATCTGGCCAAACTTGTCGGCGTGGCGCTTCCACTGGTCAGGGGTCGTGTTGCCACGGCTGACCGTGGTAACGCTATACGCCAGCGCCCGAAAGTCGTTGACGGTGTCCATCGCCTTGCGGTAGGCGACGCCCTTGCGGTCACGTTCCCAGCGCTTGCCTGTGTAGAAGTACCAGCAGTCCTCGTCGGCGCAATACAGGGCTTGCCCTTTCCACTTGGCACAGAACCGCTCGGCGTTGCCGATGTCTGATAGGGGCCAGCCGTCAGGGCCAATGTCACCCGTATAGGCTGAACGGGTGAGGTCAAGCCAGTCGCGTACGCGCGCCACGATGCGCGGGTCAAAGAACTCCTCGAGCGTGGCTGCGCCCACAAACGACTCGCCCTTTTCGGCACGGCGGTAGGTGTCGCTAATGGCCGCGAGGCGGTTGGGCAGGTCGTCGGTATCGCCTGCACAGATACAGACAGTTTCCATCAGGTAGACGGCTTGGTTCTCATCTAAGCCGCCACGGCAAAACATGCCGCCAAGCGCCAGGCACGCATCGTGCCGTATACCCTCGAGCCAGTAGCGCGCCAACAAGGCACACGCCGCAGCCTGCGCCAGCGCACGCTTGACCACGTCGTACTCGCTACGGGCTGGCGCGTGGTCGGTGAGGTGATCGTTCCAGTCCACTAGCTCGCCGTTTGGGTGGATGCTGCCTGGCCCGATAGTCTGGCCCTTAATGCGTAGCTCGCACAGCATGGCACGGCGCTCAGCGTCGGCGTCAGTGCGTTTGATCAGCGGGTCTTTGAACGACAGGTTCTTGGGGCCAACGTGGTCGAGTTGGTAGGCGTAGTGGCTGCGTGGTTTGCCATCACGTCCCCAGAGCATGTCAGTGTGTGGGAGCAGGCGTGCAGCCGCGACGCATGCCTCCGTTGTGTCAAGGTCACAGTCTGCCAGCTTGGCGCTGGCTTCGCCTAGCAAGATACCGATGTTGGTTTGCCCGCCAAACTTGGCTTCCAGGTCGGGGGCTTCCCAACGTTCGTGGATCCAGCCGTCACGTTGAACCGTCTTGGCGCGATACTTGACAGGTACCGTGTGTATACCCATGCCCAGTAAGGCGCGTGCGGTCTCAACGGGCAACGGTTGATGCCCGTTCGCAATCATAGTGCGCTCCGCTCATCAGTCAGTGCAGGCGACAACAGTGTAGTACGGGGGACACAAGCGGTGTGTCGCCTTGATGTTATGAGCGGCGGACGATCACGTCGTCCCAGCCATGCTTCCGCACGGCGTCAGCGAGGCGAATGCGCGTTTCCAGGTTGCCAGTGGTACGCTCTGCGATCAAGTCGCAAACCGTGTAGTAGCTGACACCGGATTCATGGGAGAGTTCACGAGGGGTCATGCGGCTCTCTGCCAGGCGACCACGCAGGCGTTTGGCGTCGATCGCAAGGTCGAGCACGTCGTCGAACCGGATCATACAGACACAACCTTTCATCGCCGTAGGGGATACGGCGCGAGTGGATGCCAGCCGTTACGCTGGCTATAGGGCGCACTGCTTCGCAGAAGGGTTGGGCGTTGTGCTAGCGGGTTGTAGCAGTGTGCAAGGGCATTGTACCCCAGCCGTAGCCACACCGCTATGGTACCTTTAGGCTAGCCCGTGCCTCCAGCGCCCATGCTGCCTGAGCCAGTCTTGCATGGGTACCCTTATCACGGGTACCCGTAAGTAAACCAGTTTTGTGCTACACCTTGCATAGTTCGTACACAAGCGCTACACTGACACTATCCACCCCCACCACAGAACGGGTAGGTTCGCCATGACGCCCGATCAGCTTGCCTCATTTGAATGGCTGGATCCAGCCAATTACCACACACGCTGTACTGACACCATCACCGTCCTGGTTGCCAGCGACATCCTTATGGGCGCAACCTGGCAATCGGCGACCAAGAAGTATGGCGTGCGGCACTTGGCGCTGAAGTGGATGCGTTGGGGTTACGAGGCTGCCCAGCGCGACGCAGGGCCGGATGATCACCACGCGCCGTATCTCAACTGGTACTTGAAGCTGAGTCAGGCGATCGGCTTTGTGGAAGTGCTGGCGCAACAGCGCACACTACGCGAAGCGCCGCGCTACTGGCTTGAGAACAACCCGGAAGCCGCCTCAGACTGGACTGGCGCGGTAGGCACGCTCTCGTTGACGGAGCAGGCTGGCAGCCAACCAACCGAAGAAACCGCTGTTACACAAGCGCCAGTGGAAGCCACTGTGCCAAACGTGCGTACCGTGCTGCGCATGCTGATTGAAGCAGGCGCGTCCATTAAACCTCCCGAGACGGAAACCAACGCAACCCCAACCGTTGTTGACGCCGACCAGAACGGAACAGGTACGCATGGCTGATCTGGCGTTACGTAACTCGGTACTGCGTGACATGGCGATGCTTGATCGCCTACCGGACAGCGTGCTCGGCGAATGGTCGCCTGCCTTCATCCCCCGCTGGAACAAGTACATCCCCCATGCGCCCACCTCACGCCAATGGGCATTTCTCCTCCTCGATTGCAAGGAAGCACTCTACGGCGGACAAGCAGGCGGAGGGAAATCCGACGCGCTGCTCATGGCGGCGTTGCAGTATGTCGACACGCCAGGCTACCACGCGATCCTCTTCCGCCGTACCTACGCCGACCTGGAGCGGCCAGGCGCGCTGATACCGCGTAGCCATGAGTGGCTGTCCAATACGGACGCTCACTGGAACGGTCGGCGCTGGTCGTTCCCATCGGGTGCTGTGCTGGACTTTGGCTACCTTGATAACGCCAACGACATCTACCGCTATCAGTCCAGCGAGTACCAGTTTGTCGGCTTTGACGAGCTGACGCAGTTTGAATTCGGCTGGTACCGCTACTTGTTCAGCCGTTGTAGGCGCACGCGCAACGTGATAGCGCCTGTACGCATGCGCAGTGCTAGCAACCCTGGCAACATCGGACACGACTGGGTTCTGGACAGGTTCATTATGAGCGGCTTTGAACATCGCCGCGCGTTTCTGCCTGCACGCCTGGAAGATAACCCATACCTGGACATGGAAGAATACGAGGAGTCATTGAAAGAGCTTGACCCCGTAACCTATGCCCAACTGCGTTATGGCGACTGGACAGTGCGCAACACTGGCCCGTTCTTTGACCGCAAGACGATCCCCCTACTGGATGAGCCTGTGAACCGTGAAGGCTTGATCCGCATGTGGGACTTGGCTGCCACTAAGAACCAGACCAGCGCGTGGACGGCTGGCGCGCTGTGCAGCTACGCCAATGGCATATTCGACGTCCACGAGATTCGGCGCATGCGTGGCGACCCTGGCGAGGTTGAGGAGTTTATCCGCCATACAGCCGAGGAAGACGGGCGCAAGGTTCGCATCTTTATGGAGCAGGAGCCAGGGAGCGGCGGCGTCAACACCATTTACCGCTACCGCTTTGCCGTGTTGCCAGGCTGGACGTTTGAGGAGTATCGCCCCAAGCTGGATAAGCTCACCCGTGCTGCGCCGTTAAGCGCGCACGCCAAGCGCAACGGCATGCGCTTTGTACGAGGCCGATGGAACAGCGTCGCCTTTGATGAGTTTGAGGCGTTCCCCAACGGCTTTAAGGATCAGGTAGACACCTGTAGCGCAGCATTCCAAGTGCTGACGCATGGCTCGGGCATGCGCGTTACGTTGTTGTAGGAGACCACAATGGCACGGTCGCTGTCGGTACGTCAGCGGGTCGGCTTGCGTTTGCTGGGCATGCGTGCGCCAGAACGCAAGATGACCGCGACCGCGCCTGCCATTTTGTCTCTCGGGCCATACCAGGCGCGCTGGATGCAGTCCGACTACGACACGTATGCCCGTGAGGGGTACATTGGCAACCCGTATGTGTTTGCCAGCATACGGCAGATCGCTATGGCGGTGGCGGGCATTCAGTGGGAAGTGTTTGACGGCCCCGACAAGAAGACGAAATACGACGAGCATCCGTACCTGTCGCTGCTGAAGCGTCCCAACGCCTTTATGGGCGGCAGCCGCTTCTGGGAGAACATGGTTGGCTACCTGTATCTGGACGGCAATGGCTATATTGAGCGCGTTGGCCCCGACAACGGACCTCCGGTCGAGCTATGGCCACTGCGCCCCGACCGCGTGAGGATTGTGCCTGGCACAGTGCAGCAACTTGTCAGCGGCTACGTGTATTCGGTTGGCAACCAGGAAGTGACCTTCCCAGCGCCGCGCATCCAGCATTACAAGTTCTGGCATCCCACAAGCGACTGGTACGGGCTGACGCCATTGCAAGCCGCCAGCAAGTCGGTCGACCAGTCCAACCAGGCGAAAGCCTGGAACGTGGCGCTCCTGCAAAACGGCGCACAGCCGAGCGGCATGGTCTCTACCCAAGCCCTGCTCAGTGACGACCAGTACCGTCGCCTGCGCGAGTCTATCGAAGAGAAGTATGCAGGCTTTATCAACGCAGGGCGACCGATCTTGCTGGAAGGCGGCGCAACCTGGCAAGAGATGGGCATGTCGCCTAAAGACATGTCCTGGTTGGAAGGGCAGAACCTTTCCGCCCGTGAGATAGCGATGGTGTTTAACATCGCTCCAGAGCTGATCGGCGACCCTGCCAGTAAAACGTTCAGTAACTACGGCGAGGCGCGTGTGGCGCTGTACCAGGAAACCGTATTGCCGCTGATGGACTGGTTCAGGGACGACCTTAACAACTGGCTCTCTCCGCTGTACGACGGCGCATACGCCGACTACAACAAGTCTGACGTTGAGGCGTTGCAGGAGAACCGAGGCGAAACCTACACGCGCATTAACGCAGCGTTCGCGGCAGGCTGGATGACGTTTGGCATGGCACAAGAGGAAGCAGGCAAAGCGGTAGATCCGGAAGTCAAGGATCTGTACCGTTGGCAGGCTCCACAGTGGGGCGCAACGGATCCCACAGCGCCTGAGCCTGAGCCTGTCGCACTCCCAGCGCCAGGCTTGCCTCACCCTGAACTCCCTGCAACCCATCCGCTGAACCTGGCTGCGCCACTCATCCCTAACGAGGGCGAGACTGCCGAGCCAGCGCTCCCGCCAGGTAAGAACGGTGACGCCGCTGGCGCTGGCGGTGGAGGCAGCAATACCAGCGATGACGCTGCCAAGGCTGATACCATCACGATCCGTGAGATGACAAGCATGCTCCTTGGCGTGGGCAGGCTTGCCGAGTACATGCGTGCCAACCCTGCCGAGCCGCTGGAGCGCGTGGTAGAAGCCCACAAAGACGACCCCGCTACACAAGCCATCCTCCCGTTCCTGGCGGCTGCCAGGGCAGCAGAGGAGGCGCGCAATGGCTAGGGCTGCCACCACAACCTACGCCGCCACCATCGAGGCGCTGCGCGACAAGCATATCCCAGCCGTGCGGCGCGCTGTGGCTGCACAGCTTGCGCCTGTGCGGGCTGCGCATCCGTTGGCAATGGCTACACGCCTACGCGCTGAACATGACGAGTGGGTCGCCCTCGTCGCCAAGCTGTACGGTAGCGTGGGTCAGTCGTTTGCTGACCACACAGCCGCCACGGTAGCGGCACGGTTGGGCATTACGCCTGCCAAGCTGACCGCCACCACAGGCTACAGCGCCGCATACGACGCCTTTATGGGCAGCTACGCCGAGCAGCAAGTGCCAGGGTACGTTGACCAGATCGCAACTAGCCTGGAAGCACACATTGGCGCGCTCCCTGACGCCCTCGCGGCAACCGATGCAACCATTGATGACATCTTTGCTGGGATCGAGCTGGTTGTAGGGACAATGATCGTGCTGACCGCCAGTAGCCTTGCGCCCATTGCAGGAGCCAACGCGGCAGCACAATCCTCCGGTACGGATCTGACAAAGACGTGGCAAGCCCTTGAGGACGCCCGTACACGCCCAACCCATAGCGCCGCTGACGGGCAAGTGCAGTCGCTCTCAGACCCGTTCGACGTTGGTAGTAGCCAACTTATGTTCCCGTGCGATCAGTCACTGGGCGCCGACATAGGCGAGATCATCTACTGCCGTTGTGTTGTGGTGTACGACGTAGCCGCCAACAAGCGCAAACTCTATAGGCTTGACTGGCCCGAGCGTTGGGCCGACATCATCCTTACTGGCGACAAGAAAGGCGGAAGCTAGCATGGGTCGTAGAGAACGGAAGGCTACCGCCACGCGCCAGCGCGAGCGAGCGGCATTCCTCATCCAAGAACTGAAAGCCACGAACGACAACGCTGGAACCTTTAGCGGGTACGTGGCGGCGTTCAACAACCTGGATCAAAACGGCGACATCATTGAGCGCGGCGCGTTTAAGCGCACGCTGGGCATCCTGCGTGAGAGTAAGCAGCGCGCGGGCAGCGCGTACTTGTTCCCGCTGTTGTGGCAGCACAACGAGGACGAGCCGATCGGCGGCGTGACCGACGCCTACGAGGACGACTACGGGCTGCACATTACAGGCGAGTACGACCTGGACACACCGCGCGGCGCACAAGCCTATAGCGGAGCCAAGAAGGGCTACCTGCGCGGGCTGAGCATTGGCTACCGTACCGTCAAGAGCATGATGGACGCCCAGCGCTCGCGCCACTTGCTGGAAGTGCAGCTATTTGAGGGATCGCCTGTTACGTTCCCTGCCAATACCGACGCCCAGATCCGCGACGTCAAGAACGTTGGCGGGAAGACTGACTGGCCACTGGCGGCGTATGGCACAGCTTGGGACAATAGCGAAGCCCACGCTGCCATTGTCAAGAAGGCAACCAAGTCCGACGGTAGCCTGGACACCGCGTTCCTCAAGTCGGTTCACTTCTGGTATGACCCCGACCACGACGATACGCTCGACGGCTACAAACTGCTCTTCTGTGACGTAGTTGGCGGCGAAGTACAAGCCGTGCCAAAGGCTGTACAGGCATGTACAGGCAGCCACGGTATACAGGCGATGTCTGGTCTGTCCAGCGGCGATGAGTCGGGGATCAAGTCCAAGATCAAAACGTACTACGGGCGCATTGCCAAAGCCGAGGACAATCCCGACCTGGCTAAAGTGCCGTGGGAAGCTGACGACAGCAAACGTAACAGCCTGGCGGATCGGCTGGAGCTAAAGCAGTTGACGGGCTTGGCAGCGCTAACGCAGTGTGCCATTGCCACTGACAACACAGCCGACAGCCTGGCGGGCGTGATTGACGTGTTGGCGGCGTCGTGCGGGCTGGCGCTGGATGACGGCGCAGCCCTCGCCAAGCCGCAAGCGCCTGTAGCGGCGCTGTTAGCGGGCGTTCCAGGATTAGAAGACGCCGTGAAAGCCGTGTTAACGTCATATATGGAGTTCAGCGACCAGACTGATGCGCTCCTAGATGTCTTGGGGCTGCCAGACAATAACGCAGGTTACGACGGCGACGCCAGCTACATCAGCGGCTACGGGTATATGGCAGCGTTGCGTAGTGCGTTCGAGAGCAAGGTTGGTAAGCAGTTGAGTTCTACCAACCGTGAACGGCTCGCCGCTCATGCCAGCGCCCTCCAGTCGCAAGTTGATGAGGTGAAGTCTATCCTTAAGGACAACGACAGTCCCCTCAAAGACGAGAACGACCAGGGCGCTGACTATGGCGACTACATTGCCAGCGGCAAGCATAACCAGCCGTCTGGCAAAGCACGGCGGAGGGACTCGGACGGCACTCGCACCACTCCCTCAGGCGAGACAGACCCGGATGCAGCCCAACTGCTTTCCACACTGTCCGCTATGGAGAATGATGTCGCACAGCAGTCACTTGATCGGCTGTTGAACTAGCGGCGTGTTGCAGGAGGGAGTTTGTTATGGATCTCAAGGAGATCAACGACAAGATCCAAACTGCCTGGGACTCAATGAAGAAGACCATTGAGGAGCAGGCAGCCGAGATCAAGTCCAGCGGCGAGGCGCGAGCCGAGCTAACCGCCAAACTGGCGAAGCAAGAGACGGCGATCCAGGGCTTTGAGACCGAACTCAAGTCGCTGCAAGTGGTAGCACAGCGCCCCATGCTGGACTACACTGACACGGAGCAGAAGCGCTCGCGCTACCGCAGCGACCAACACCGCCAGCTTTCCGAGTTGTACTGGAAAGCCATGCGGCGCGGTATCGAGCGCCTGCCCGACGACGAGAAGAAGGAAGTGGACAGCCACTTCAATACGCAGCGCCTGATGCACATGGACGCCAGCGAGCGCAAGAGCCTCAAGGTGTTCATTGACGCCGAGACAAAGGCGCTGTCCGTTGGTGACGAGACGGCTGGCGGCTACCTGGCTCCGCCCGAGCTGGTTCAGGACATCATCAAAGGTGTCCAGTTGATCAGCCCGATCCGCCCGCTGGCACAAGTGCGGCAGACGTCGCGCCGATCAGTGCAGTATCCCATTCGTAGCGGCGTGTTTGCCGCCAAGTGGGTTGCTGAGACTGGGACGCGCTCGGAGACCGCTGGTCTGACGTATGCGCTCGAGGAGATTCCAAACCACGAGATGTACGCCGACGTGCTCGTTTCCGACCAGGATCTTGAGGATGCGGTGTTCAACCTCGAGCAGGAAATCCTGGACAACTGCACTGAGCAGTTTGCCAAGGCAGAAGGCGCAGCGTTCGTCAGTGGCACGGGCCAGGGCCAGCCGGAAGGCATCCTCACCAACGCCAGCATCAGCTCTGACACACAGGCGGGTAGCGCCACGGGCAACGTGACCGCCGCTGGGCTGATCGCCATCTGGGGCAACCTGAAGACGGTCTACAGCAAGCAAGCCACTTGGCTGATGAACCGCGCCACCATCGCCCAGATCCGCGGACTCACCGACTCGCAGGGTCGCTTCCTGTGGGAGCCAGGGTTGGCCGACGGTACGCCGCCCAACCTGCTTGGCAGCCCCTACATCGAAGTCCCCGACATGCCGTCCACGCCTAGCGCCACGGGTACCACGTTCCCCATCTTGTATGGCAACATCAAGCGGGGATATCTGGTCGTGGATCGCATCAACGTGGTCGTGCGTCGCCTGCAAGAGAAGTACGCCGAAAGTGGCCAGATTGCTTACCTTGTGCGCAAGCGCGTTGGCGGGCAAGTCGTGCTTCCTGAGGCGATCCGCAAGCTCGGAGCCGTCCACTCGTAGTCGTCAGAGTGTAATTACACTGGCACTACACGTATCGTCATGTGACGCGCTGAGGACGAAATCTGGCGTTGCGGCGCGTCACAGGTACAAACACACATTCAGTCTCCGCACTGACCTCTGGCGTCAAGAGCTTGCTTTGAGTCCAGGCTGATTGCGACTTTGCGAATCACTGATTTTCGCCTCAAAGCAGAGTAGCGGCGTAATCGTGTTGTTGCGCCATACAACCGTCGGAGATCACATAATACACTGGGAGTGTAAAATGGCAGACGAACCCGAGCAGGAAGAAGCCAGCGCAAGCGCTGCGCCCGACGCCTCGGAACAGGCGAGCGAAGAAGTCGAGCAGCCCTCTGAGCAACCCGCCGAAGAGCCAGAAGTGGATCCGGTGGAACAGGCGCACGCCGATCATGCGAAGGCGCACGGGCTGGAGCCAGGCGCCGACTACGCCGTTAGCCAGCATGGCGAGCCAGTGCCATTCGTCGGTACGTTGGTTGGCACAAACGACCTCGGCGTGCTGATCCGCGCCTGGGGAGGCAAGCTGGCCAGCTTTCACCCGTGGGCCAGCGTGAAGTCCCTCATCCATCAGTAGGCGTACAACGCCACACTGGCAACGGACGCGGTTGCCAGCAAGCCGTATGGGCGTGTGTGCTCGCACGTCACAGCAGTAGTGAGGAGCAACCCGATGAACCAACAACCCGCCACGCCAGCGCAGCGCCTAGCCGCGTTGGAACAGGTCGCCGCCAATGCGCGGCTCCTGCTTGACAGACTGGCGGCAATGGAACAAAGCGGGGCGCTCAGTAATGTCGCTGCCGAAGCGCTAGCCGACTGGGCTACACGCTTGGCGGCGTCACTGCAAGCCGTCCCGGCGTTGCCGCCGACGGAGCAGGAGGAATAGGCCATGTGGGATCTTGTCCATCGCCTGTCGGTTGTACAGTCAACCGCCAGCGCCGCTGTCACCAGTGGCAACGCCACGACCAACGGCACAGGCGTCAGCATCGCCGGATACGAGAGCATCTGCGCTTTGCTGCGCCTCAGCGCCCGTACTGACGGCACGTACACGCCAAAGATCCAGCTCAGCGCTGACAACGTCACGTTCTACGACATGGACGCGGCTGGCTACATCGGCGGCGTTGCGCCAGGCGCGGTCAACGCCGTAGGCGACACGCTCATCGGCGTGGCACAGGTCACCAGCGCGGCTGCCAAAGCAGCGGGAGTTGACAACACGGCGCTGATCTACGGGCGTGTGTGCGTGACGCAGGCTGGCGGCACGACAGGCGCGACCTTCCAGACTGATTTCATTCTGGGACACGCGCGTCATAGCGGCGTGGCGGTCTAGCACGCTAACAGCGGACTAAGGAGAGTTGCTATGTTTAGTCAAATCTGGCGCAGGCGAGACGCTAGCTCGTTTGGCGAGTTCGCGACCAACCATACCCAACTCACCTTAGTCACGCCGCCAGCCGTTGAACCTGTCAACCTCACACTGCTTAAGCAACAGACGCGCATCCCCTACAATGACGGCGACGCCATCCTAACGTTCTACATCAGCGCAGCGCGCGAGGTAGTAGAAACCTACCTGCGCCGCGCGCTCATCACGCAAACGTGGGACTTGACGTTGGACTGGGGGCCAGCGTGGGTCGAGTTGCCACGCCCGCCACTGCAAAGCATTACAGGCGTGTACACGACCAGCCTGGACAACGTTGAGTCGGTTGTGCCAAGCAGTGTGTACATCGTCAACACCAACACCAACCTTGTCGGGTTGAACATTGGCAACGTGTGGCCATTGCATCGTGGCAAAGCGGGCTTCAGAGTTCGCTACGTGGCAGGCTACGGCGACACGCCCGACACCATCCCGTTCGAGATTCGACGCATCATCCTGGCGGTTGCTACCACAATGGACAATACCCGCGACGCGGCTATCCTCACGGTTGATCAGCAGGCACAGCTACGCCCGTATCGGCTGGAAGGCGAGATGCGTATGTCAAAGGGTATGGCACGAGAGGATCTACTGGCATGAGCTTTAGTGTTGGCACAGACATCCAAACGCCCGAGAACTTTTCTGAGGCGCTGCGCAAGCTGTACGAGAAAATTCCCGAGTCGCAGTACGCCCGTGAGGAAGCTGTGGCGCTGTGCGAGAAGCTCGCAAACATCGCCGACGCCATGTTCCAGACGGGTATGCTGGGCAGCAAAGAGACTGGCGGTTGGTCGGCTAGCGTGTCGGGACACAGCAACCCCAACCACACCGCAAGCGACAGCTACACAGCCGATGAGTTCGTCAGCCTGAGTCTAAGCCACCACAGCCCAGCCACGCTGGAATACTACCAGAAGCAGAACGCGCGCTAATCGCGCTGATCGCACAGAGGGAGACGTGAGGACATGGCAACAGGCACAAAGGTACAGGTACAGCCTGGCGACCTACGGAAGCCCCTACAGATCCTCACACGCTCCGACAACACGAGCGCTACTGGCGGCAGTGATCCCACTTACGTACCACTGCATAGCGTGGTTTGGGCGCATGACGCGCACAAGACAGGCAAGTTCATCGATCAGGGCGGCAAGCTCGTTACTTACCTGTCGCACGTGTATACCGTGTACTTTGACACGGGTATTGTGGCAGGCATGTACATACAGGATCCGGACTTTAGCAACAAGATCTACATCCAGTCGGTTGAGGATCCAGACGGTACACGCCACTGGATGCAACTGACGGGCTACGATATCGAGGGCTAGCATGGGCGCAAACGGCGGGATCACAATCGAGTGGAAAGTCAACAACTTTGACAAAGTGTTGGCCCAGCTTGACCAAGCGATCGACCTCGGCTTGGATACATGGGCAGCCGACACCATCCAACTCGCGGATAGTGCAGCGCCCGTGCGAACAGGCGGGCTACGCGCTAGCCGCTACCGTGTGAGCAGCATCACCGATGAGTTTGCCAGCGCCGTTGGCGCGTTCATGGCTGCCAACCCCAAAGGCGAGGCAGCCCAACATCCAGGCGAGGCGGCGCATGGCGTCGTGATCATTGGCTTTGCGGCGGGCTATGCGGCAGCCGTCGACCAAGGACACCACACGCGCGGCGGTTCGTTTGTAGCGGCCAACCCGTTCTTCACGTCGACGGTGGAGGCGCAGATCCCACGCATCCCTGAGTCGCTGGCCAACGCCTTTAAGAAAGTAATCGGGTAGCGCCGTGGGGACAGGCATCGAGCTAGAAGCCGCTGAACAGTACTTTCGGATCAAGTGCCTGGCCAGCCAGACGCTTGTGTCGCTGGTACCTGGCGGATTCTACAGCGAGCGTGTCCAAACTGCGCCAAGCGGGAACTACGTGATCTGGTCGTACCAGGGATCCCTGCCGGACTTGGACGAGGTACATGGCGTTCGCATTCTGGTACAACCGCTGTACCTTGTGCGCGTTATTGGCGCGACAGACGACTTTACGCAACTGCAACCCGCAGCCGAGGCGCTCGACGCCGCGCTGCACATGGCAGGGCCACAAGCCGTACCAGGCTACACGGTAGCCGAGTGCAACCGCGAGCGCCCTTACAGCGTAGTGGAGCACTTTGTCAACATTGAGCGTCGCCATCTTGGCGGCTATTACAGGCTGTACATTCAACCGTCGTAGCGGCGGCGTGTACGTGCGGAAGGAGTGATGGTCATGGCTGACACCATGACGATCGGCAGGTTAACTCAGATCGCGCCAGAAGTTACGCACGGCGTCGCTCCGGCGGCTGGCGCGACTAAGCAACTGATCGATCTCACGTTCCAGCTTGATCCCAGTTACAAGTCAACCGAGATTCGTGGAACGGGTCGTCGCTTCTTAGCTACGGTCGTTCCAGACGGGCAGGAAGCCTCGGCTGGCAAAGTGGCAGGCACGGTCAGCTACAATAGCTGGGTCTACCTAATGAGCATGGCCTATGGCCCTGCCACCATCACCACGCCTAGCGGCGCAGTGCTGGCGCGCAAGTGGAGCTGGACGATACCGCTCACGGGTAGCATCAACCCAACCAGTATGGACATTGAGCAGGGCGACAGCGTCGACAGCGAGCAGTACTTGTACGCTGTCTGCGACAGTTGGGGTATCGATGCGACCCGTAGCCAGGTACAGCCCGCCGGATCGTTCCTGATGCGCGCAGTCAACAAAGCCAGCCCCAACGGCACATTCGGCGGCATGACCACGGCTGGCGTCACTCAGATCCCGAGCGTGCCTGTGTTGCCGAAGCACTGGTCGATCTATATGGATCCAACCAGCGCCAACATCGGCGTTACCAAGCTGAGCAGATCGTTCCACGGCAAGCTGGATTACGGCGGCGCGTTTGTGCCGTTCTTCCCGCTGGATAGCGCACTGTCTTCCTACGGTGGCGTAGCTGACGGTGACCAGCCCAAAGCCACGTTCATGATGGAACTGATGAAAGATCCGCTCGTCGGTGAAGCGCTGTGGCCAGTAGCCCGCGCAGCCCAAACCGAGTACATCCGGTTTATGTCGGGTGGGATTGGCGTGTCGCAGTTGATCGACAACTACTGGACGTTCAGCGTGACAGGCATACCGACTGCCGGATCCTTCACGGTCAGCTTTGGCGGCGTGACCAGCGCGCCTATCGCGTTTAACGCCACGAGCGCGGCGGTTGCCACGGCGCTCACAGGCATGAGCAGCATCGGCGCTGGCGGCGTGACCTGCACAGGTGGGCCATTGCCAGGGACGCCTGTAGTCGTGACAATGGCAGGCTTGCAAGCCCAGAACGCCAACCCGTTTACGCTCGGTACCAACAGCCTCACAGGCGGTACTACGCCTGCGCCTGCGTTTGTCGCCACGCAGATCCCCTACAACATGACGTATGACTTTGCTGGCAAGGTACAACAGCCTGGCGCAAACAAAGACCTGACTGGCCTACGTACCCGCGAGTGGACGTTTGACGTGGTTGAGGATCCCACTTGGGGCAATGCCCTATTGATATCAGTCGTCAACGCTCTGACGTCGCTGTAGCGTCCGCACAGGAGGATTCAACACCGTGCCATACGAACTAGAAGACATGCTGACTCGACGGCGTGAAGTTACGTTTGACTTCTATGGCCGCGAAATGCATGCCGAGTACTGGGTTGAGCGCATGACCAAGGAATTCCGGATGGAATTGCTGCGGTTGCTGCGCGCCAGCCTCAAGATGCAGCAACGCGCCAAAGATCTAGGCGAGGCAGTGTCGCATGTGGAAGCCCCACTCGACAGCGAGCAGGCACACGACGAAGATACCGCCGCCGACACAGCCCTGATCCAGTTCAAGGCTGACGACGACAAGGTCAAACGCCAGATTGACGTGGCGCTGATCCAAGTACTGGCCGACTGGGACTTGCTGCGTGGTGGCAAGCCGCTTCCGTTCACGCCCGATGACATGTGGCTTGTCCCCGCCGAGTTTGAAGGCAAAGTGGTTGCAGCGATCCTGGAGGACGCTCGCGGCATGGGGGAAACGAAAGGCACGCCCAATTCGAATCCATCGCTGATTATATCGTCACGGAGGGAGCGGCGGGCGACTTCGCGGAGCCGCCGGATTGGGTAGCCTACATCGAGATGAGCGAAGCCGTCCACTGGAACGTGAAGCCGTGGGAATGGCAGCGCGTTCCAGAGTGGTGGATGGATCGGCTGGGCGTGTACCTTTCAGCCAAGAGTTCAGTCTGGCCCGAGTTGCAATCGCGCATCGCACGGCGCAATGCCCGCGCGGCGCAGTAGTGGTGTTGTGTCGTAGCTATACGGAAGGAGAACGCGCGTGGCTGCCGAGCTAGGCGAACTCCACATTAAGGTTACGACCGACACCAACGAAGCCAAGGGCAACCTCAAAGACCTGAACAGTGAGGCTGGTAAGTCTGGCGGCTTCTTTAGTGACGCCGCCAGCCATGTACTCGGCTTTGTGGGCGCGTTTGCAGGCTGGGAAACGCTGAAGGGCGGAGTTGAACTGATCTCAGACGGCATTAAGGACGTCGTCAATACCGCCAGTCAGGCCAGCCTGGTAACAGCCCAGATGAACCAGGCGCTCAAATCCACGCACGACGCCAGCGGCGAGACCGCTGAATCACTTGAAAAGCTGGCAACCGGACTTTCTACGACGACCATGTTCTCCAAAGACACGACTGAGTCGGCAGAGAATATGCTCTTGACCTTTACCAACATTGGCAGTAAAACGTTCCCAGAAGCCACTAAGACCGCGCTGGACATGGCGCAAGCCCTCGGCGGCGACGCCAAACAGCAGGCGTTGCAGTTGGGCATCGCGCTCAACGATCCAGAAAAGGGCATTGGACGCCTAACCCGCGTAGGTGTAACCTTTACGCAGTCGCAGAAGGACTTGATCAAAAGTCTGGAAGATAGCGGCAACATGGCAGGCGCGCAAGCCGTTGTATTGAAAGAGCTTCAGAAAGAGTTTGGTGGCAGCGCTGAGGCGGCTGGAAAGACGTTGCCAGGGCAGTTGGCCATCCTGCAAAACAGCTTTGAAAACATCAAAGAGAACGTTGGCAATGCCCTTATCCCTGTGCTAACGCAACTGTTGACCCTCTCACAGCCGTTGATTAGCGCCTTTGGCACGATCCTTGTCGGCGCGCTAACCGAGGTTGCAGGCTGGATTACGAACCTCAGCGGTATCATCACCCAAGCCAGTAGCCCACTGAACAACACAGGCGCGGTCGTCAAGACACTAGGCGACACGTTCATGGGCGTGTTCAGCACATTGCAGGCGGACGCACATCCATTCATTGGAGCGTTAGTCGGTGGCTTTACCAGGCTCGAGCCGCTGTTTATGCTCCTCGTTGGCGAGGCGCTGGGCTTGCTTCCTGTGTTCCAGCAGATTGTGAGTGGTGGTGACTCGCTTGGCGTGCTGTTTAGCGGCGTATTAACGCCCGCTGTACATGGCTTGCTGGTACCGCTGGCGGCGCTGGCAACCAACGTGCTCGGCGCGTTGATTACGGCGTTTGGCGTGCTGATGCCCGTGTTTGCCAACATTGACAAGGAGATCATCGGCGTCTTTGTGCCTATCTGGGGCGCTGTGATGCAGGCGATCGGCCCCGTGATTGGCGTGTTGGGTCAAGTGTTTACCACGGTCATTCAGCAGGCGTCCATCGTGCTGCTCTCGGTAGGGAAGAGCATTCAGTCTACTGTGATGCCAGCCCTGCGCCAGATGGAGCCGACGCTCCTGCCCATCATCGCCACTATTGGCCAGTGGGCAACGCAGATCGGCAACATTTTGATCCCCATCATCCAGATACTTGGCACAATCCTGTCGGCAGTGTTGCCCGTTGCAATCGGCTTGGTCGTAAAGGCGTTCCAGCTTGTGCTGGGCATCGTCCAGTTTATATGGCCAACCGTGAGCGCCATCATCAGCGGAGCGCTGAACGAGATACAAGCCGTCGTCAAGGTGTTCAGCGACCTATTCCAAGGTAATTGGGGCGCACTCTGGGACGACGTGCTGAACGTGTTCAGTACGCTGGTGGGCAGCATCTTTAACGTACTTGGCACGCTTACAAGCAGCATACTTGGCGCGCTGGGCAACCTTTTCGGCAAAGTTTTGACTACCGTAGGCGCTGGCATAGCGGGCTTTGTGGGTTGGTGGCTATTGCTGCCTGTGCGCGTTTTGCAGGCAGTTGGCGGGCTACTGGGGAACCTACTCGGCTGGTTGGGCGGCGTGTTTGGTGGGCTGTTGGGCGCAATAGGGTCGGGCGTAGGTAACGCCGCCAGCGCCTTTGGCACGCTCACCAACAGGGCGATCAGCGCGCTTGGCGGGCTGGCTGGCCAGTTGGCGGGCGTAGCTGGCCAATGGATGAGCAACCTGGCTAACGGTATACTCCAGGGTATCTCGGTCGTTCTGAACGCCATTGCCAACCTACGCAACCAGATTATCTCGCATCTGCGTAGCCTGGTAAGCGACGCCAAAGGCGCATTAAACGGCGTCCCTGGTCTTGGCGGCGCGCTCAACTTTGCAGGCTTTGCCAGTGGCACACTCAGCGCGCCTGGCGGTCTGGCCCTCGTCGGTGAAGGTGAGGAGCCAGAGTTGGTCGTCGGCCCACACTTGGCGAACGTTGCGCGGGGTAGTGGCATCTTCCCGTTAAGCAATGTGGGCGTGCCTGTTGGTGGCAATGGGGGACGGCAACTGATCGTCGTCCAGCTTGACGGGCAAACGATCGCCAGTGTGGTTGTACAAAACACGCCGCGCGAGGTGTGGCTGGCTACAGGAATGCGAGGTCATGCGTGACCGTCTGGAAGTACCGTAGCATCGACACGATGAAAGACAGCCGCGATACCTGCTACCCGCCGAGTAGCCAACTCAGCGCGACGGCAATAGCGCAGGGCGTCAATCTGTGCGCGACGCTGAACGTGACCCATATCACGCTTGACTGCTTCTACGACTACCCCACATACATCGCGCTTTGGGTTGCTGCCATACGCGCCACGGGTAAGAACATCTGGTGGCGCGCACACTGGAATGCCTGGGAGGGCAACAACGGCGTTCCGGTGAGCATGACGCCAGCCCAGTATCTAACGGCAACCAGCGCATTCATCGCGGCGAATCCAACGTGGTTTGCGCCTGGTGACATCTTCGATGCAGCCGCCGAGCCTGACCAGAGCGCCTACTGGAACAACACCTACGGCGTCAACTGGACAAACAACTCGCCCAACACGGCGACCGACGCCTTCAACCAGTTCTTGCTTGACTGCGACACTCAGATGCAAACGGCATTCGCAGGTATTGGCGTGTCTGGCATTGTGACGACAATACGGTCGCTGCCCTCGTTCTGGGCGACGACGCCAGCGTCACTCTACGCCAGTACGGTAGCGGCGCTCAACAATACCGTCGTGCTGGACAGCTACCCCGAAAACAGCCTGACCGATCCTATTGCCTGCACAAACGCCCGCGTAAACGAACTGCTTACGGTTGTGGTGGCACGTCCAGGCGTCAACATCGTCATTGGCGAGATGGGCTTTAGCAATAACGTCAACGTTGACGACGCCACACAGAACGCCGTCCTCACAGCCGAGCTAGCCGCCATTGCCAGCAAGGTTCCACAGGTGATCGGCGTCAACTACTGGGTCGGGCAGGGTACCGCAACCAGTGGCGGCTATACGCATCTGTTTGCGGGGTCAGACGGTAACTGGTCGCTCCGTCCGGCGGCTGGGGCGCTGGCAACCATGTACCAGCTACGCGCGCTGGACTGGCTTGACTGCTCCCAGATGTGGGTCGGCGTTGGTGGCACACGGCTCGACAGCCTACATGGCTCGCCAACCGTAACCAACGCCGTTGGGCAGCGCAGCGTCGCCAAGCTGACGTCGACCGACACGGGATTCCTCAACACGCCTACAGGTACGCTCCTGCAGATCTACCGCAACGGGGGCTTGAACCTGTTGAGCGCGAACCAGTCAAACATTGAGGTAGACGCTTCCGGCTGGATAGCGCGCAATAGCGCAACCTTCTCGCGTCAAACGACGACCGTGTACGACGGCACAGGCGCGCTCACGGTCACGACTGACGGCACAAAGACAGGGCAGGGCGTAAACGCCTACATCGGCGATACAACGCTCATCATCCCTGGCGGGACGTACACCGTGAGCGCATGGGTACTCGGCACGGCGGGCGCAACCATTAACATCAGCATGGATCACCAGGGCTTTGGAACGGTTGGCACGTTCGTGACAACAACCATGACAGGTCAGTGGCAACGCATTAGCCAAACCTGCATCATGGACGCAGGGCCATTAACCGGATCGTACGGCGTCAGCATTCGCACCAGCGGCAATCAGGCAACTACGTTCTACGTAGACGATGTGCAGGTTGAGCAGGATTACCAGGCGACCGCGTGGAAACTTGGCGGCACGACGGGTGACGTGTTCTACGACGGCTACGTAGCCGATGCGCAGCGTGTGCGCTACGGGTACAGCGGCTACTATGGTACCCAACTGACGGGGATGGATCAGCACTACTGCGCCGACAAGCGTATCGCCATCACGGCGTACAGCTATCGCACGTGCGGTGAGATGTTCCGCGACCTGATTGACAACTACCTGTCGGCTGAAGGTGT